GCTACGATGTCCAGCGGCCCGAGCAGGTTGACAACCTGTACTTCTTCAGCCATATTAAGTTTCATTTTTCACACTCCTATTAAGTGGTTGCCAAAAGCGCAACGAATGGGCTTTGTGTTGCTCCGCTGTTGGCGGGGGTGATGGCTGACGCCAAAGCAGTCTGGCCGTCATAGCGATACACAAAGCGAAAGGCCGTCTGGTCGGTCAGGAATTGCACGTGGATACTGGACGCGGCTTCGATGGCATTCTTTTCCCAGAACAGATATTCGCTCATATCCGCAAGCAGAATGTCGCCAGCCGTGCCAAGTGCGGGATTGAATTCGGTCTCAACAACCGGCTTGCCGTAGATGACCATAACCCCATCGGGTCGGTAGCCAATATACGGGCTGAGGATGCCAGTCGAACCACTCGTAAAGGTCAACTGGTCAAGCTGTGCGTGAACATCAGACGAGATGTACCATTTTGCATTACCCTTGCTGCGGGGGAGCATTCTTCCCCACATACTGACAATATCAGCGTGGGCAATCGCGCTGGTTGCGGCGCGGGCGATGGAAATCAGCGCACCTGAGTTCATGACGCCAACGGGACGATCCCCGCCAACGCCGAGCAGGAGGTCATAGTTGCACAACCAGTCCAACTCTTCCATGCTCGATTTCTGAATAATCGCGTTCATCAACCCCACGTCATTCAAGAGTTCGTCACTGGCATACTGCAAGACATAGGTCTTGTGCAGTTCCCAGTTGATTTTCCTGAATTTCGGTTGTGAGGCGGTCATGGTCGCGGCCTCGGCTGAGTGATAACCACGCACCCCACCCCAGCGGCTACCCGTGGCGCGGGAGGTCTCATCAATGCCGGGAATCCAACCGCTGTTTGAATTGGGGCCAACAGGCAGACGCTGCACAGACCGGCTGAATACGCCATTCTCGTGTACGTTCTGCAAGAGTGTGGCCGTGATGGTCGGCTCAAGCAGGAACTCGCCTTGTGACGGAATGGCTTCATTGCTGCCAAGGGCGGCTTTGTATTCCATCGCCTTGAGGCCTTTGATACGTGGGTGAGTTGTGCCCGTCTTGGTAAACTGTGCAATTGCGGCAAGGTTCTCGCCAAGATTCTTGAACGGTTCATCCGCTTCGTCCCTGGTGACTTGCACGTTCGACAAAAGCGCCTTCACTTCGGGCAATTTGTCAAGGACATCCGTCACCGCTTTAGTGGCGGCTTCGGCGGCCATTGCTTTAATTTCCTCGTTATTGGTTTCAAGCATGGCCTTGAATTCTTTTTCATCCATTGTAAACTCCTTATTGATTGGTAATTCTTTAGTAGATATGTCCGTATCGGGCGATGCCGCTTGGGACGGGTTCAACGATTTCAGGGATATAACGGTGTTCCTGGGTTCGGCGGGGGTGGGTGTCAGGCTGGCATCAATACCCAGAGTCCAGGTCTTGATCTGCCACGCCTTGCCAACTGCCTCACGGTCAACCAAATGACCGGCTGTACCGCTTGACCAGCCGAGTTTCCCGGCCAGCCCTGCGGCGGCTATTGCTTTTTCGTAGGCGTTGCGCGCCTTGATGATGATCTCCGCAATAATGCCTTCGTCGGTATACGTCAGGTTGGCTTTGCCTAATCTGGCTTTGTACTCAACTACTTCGTTCCCGACCCTGACGGGCTGGCGATGGTTGAAATACACATCCGATTCGGTTGCGTCGCCGTAATCGGTCTCAGGGGGGGGGCAGAAAAAATCGCCGGTCAGGTCGAGTTCGTCCGGGCTTCCGAACGTGACCAGATAACCGGACAGTTTCACTGCGCCGTCCTCCAGCGCGACGGCTTTGATTTCATTACCCCACGCAACGACCTCCTCCACCTCAATTTGCTTGCCTTCGGACTTCCGGCATAACGCTCCGTTCTCAACGCTGTAATCGTGCATCATTTGCAATCTCTCCTGGTCGGCCCGGCTGTTGCGCGCGCCGCGTTTTACTTCTTCGGTGGTGGTGGTTACGAATTCGTTTTTCCGCTCCCACATCGACATGCAGGCGGCGGCGGCTTGATCGTTGTCTTTACCCTCATCCATCATCTTTGGCACGCATGCGCCCATCCATTCTTTTTCATTTTCGTAATCTGCTACATTCGGCATATTGTCACCTCACAACAAAAAAGCCAAACAACGCGATAAATCGCAGTCGTTTGGCCTGTGGCTATTAGCCCATTGCCAGCAGGTGCATTGCACCGCCTTATTCAATTATTTGGATTTTACCACAAATCTAACCGATCAATCCGCGCCCGCGGCCGTAATAGGTAATGGCGTTATCGATCTCCTGCGGCAATTCCTGTATCTCGTTCTCAACAACGACCATCATCAGCGGTCGTCTCCCCTGGTGTATTCTGCTTTGACCCATGCCGCGGAAATCCCCGCTAGCATATTTGGCAAAGGGCGCATCGTTCTCGATCGTGTACCCGTTCTCCGTCTTGACAATCTCCCAATTCTTTTCATAGCGTCCGGTTGGCCGGTAGGGTAGATTGTCTTGTCGCATCAATAACATCAAAACATAGCGCCTTTGCCTTTCACTGTCCCACTTGATAGGATACGTGGGGCGGCGCGGTTTGGTTGCAAGCCGGGAACGGATACGGCGCATGGCGTCAAAGATGCGTTTGCGCCCGATTTCGGGAATCTCTTTTTCCAAGTCCTCCAGACCTTGCCGTACCAGTTTTGCGTTGACGGTTCTGACGGTTAGTTGTATCGGCATTAGATACTCACTTCATTTCCCTTGGGGTCGGTCAGGGAACAATCACAGTTATACCCGCCGCAATCCATACCCGCGCCCGGTTTACGCGGAACGTAATCATGCGATATGTACCATGATGCGCGGTGCCTTGTATCGTTCAACGACGCGCAGGTATCGCAATGCTTCTCCGTTTGCCCGAGATGCCAGGTCAATAATTGATTACCTTTTGCAAACAACACAGCGGCGTTGTAAACACCAGATAACGAACGGGTATACCCGTCCGCGCGCGCGGATGTCCACACGAATAAATCCGCGTCAGGGTCTTTACGTAGTTCCTTGGCCTGCACGAACACCGATTCGATATTGGCAAACTCCTGATTCAATCTCGCGTTGAACCACGCCAGCGCATCCTCCACGAACGGCAATTCCCCGCCACCGTCAACGGTGCCCATGTCCATTGCATCCCCAAAGGCAACCGTCGCGGCGCGCTTGAACTGGTTGCGCGGACCCGTCACCGCCCCGCCTTCAAGATAATTGGTCAGGGCGGCTGTTATCGCGTCGTGATATGTGGCGTTGATCGTAGACAGGTCGCCGCCATCCTGCGGTTTGGCCTTCGCCTTGATGCCCTTCATGCGCGCGGCAATCAACAGGTCGGTGGGTATTTCGACCTGATGTTCTGCCAGATAATCGAATGCCTGTACAACGGCGGCGCGTAGGTTGCTCATAATTGCGTGATTGCCAGTCTCAACCCTTCCAGCACGGCGGCGGCGTCTGACATTTTGATGGAAGGAATATCCAAATCAAACACCGCTTTGACTTCTTCGGCTGTGGTTGCAAGCGGCAATTTGTCTATGATCGCGGTCTGGATGTTGGCAGGCAATCCGCCAAAATGGGGCTGATAGATGAAATCAAGCGATTCGGATTTTTTCAGTTTACGTAATGAGACCTCCCGCCATACGCGCAATTCCTCAAGCTCATCAATGGACGGTATCCACTTTGCAGGCACGGGCACGGGTTGCGATTCGGGCTGCTGTGTTTGCGGCTTGGACAATACGATTTGGGAAGACGGTTCGAGTACTTTTTGTTTGTCTGCAAAATATTTTGTGATCGCCGCTTCCAGCCCATCCGTAATCTCAATACCCAATGTTTTAAACGTTTCAAGGCATATCTCGGCGGTCGGGGAGGCGGCTATGACATCGACCATTTCCTTCGGCGTTAGTTTCTCCTCCTGTGTCTCATCCATCGATTCGGGCGTAAATTCCAACCGTAAACCAATCGGGACAAATACCTGACGGTTGTATTCATACGCCAGCCAATTACAACGCGGGATGATGTCCTGTTCAAGCCAGCCGCTTTTCTCGCTTTGAGCAGTTGCGTAATTGGCGGAATTGGATAACAATAACGAGAGTGGGATGCCCGTTCCCATTGCGATATTTTCAAGCGCCTGACGATAGACTTCATTGTTTTTTAAATCCACCACGGACGAACCCATTTGTTTTACTTCCAGCGCTTCCGCGTTGTAGACCTTGGCCTGACGCCCGATGTAACGTCCGACCTGTTTGAGCCAGCTTGTCCAGTTTTTCTCCTCGTCCTCAATTTTATCCCTTATAACCATGCCTTTCATCGCGACCAAGGTAGGAGGAATACCGCCGGATTCGTAAAAGTGTTTAATCCAGTGATCCGCGTAATAAACCTGACCCGCCGCCGATGCAATGGCGCGGGCTTCCGTGTTCTGGCTGGGCAATACCTCCGTGGTGTGGTCGAGACGCCATAGGCGAATCAAGCGCGGGTCGTCCGGCTGGTATCGTTCAATCTGCGAACCAATATGCCGTTCGATGTAATCCAGTTCCCCTGTCACGGGGTTGGTAAATGGGGTGAACGAATAACTAATGGCATGATACAGACCTTTAGTCTTGTATCCCAGTGCGTCCTTTGTCCGTAGATTGTACGCTGCATTGGTGGCAATCAGGGAGAGAGTGACAAGCCGGAAAAGATCGGTGGGGTTTGGTAAAAACCCCACCTTGTTCTCCCACGTGGCGGAGGTATCAAACTCCTTGTCACCCCTGTATAACGTGAACGGCATCCCACCAACCGTATTGGCGATCAGGTTGTATGCCCGAAACGCCGCCGCGACGGTGGCATACTGTTCCAGTTGTGTAGTCTTGGGCAATTGATTAAGATATGTCCAGCCCTCCTCCCCCGTCAGGGATACCGCCTTGAGTCCGTCTGTCATTACGAATTTATTATTCATATTTACCTCACCCAAACGAAGTCCATTGGTCAACTTGATCCTGTTCATGGGCATAGCGTCCCGCGCTAATCAAATGATCGTTCACACCGGACGGCTTGAGGATGGCATTGCCGCCGGCGTCCTCCAACCAATGTGCGGTACTGATTTCCGCTTTTGTGTTGACACAATTCTTATCGATAATGATCTCCTGCTGTTGCAACCATTGATAGCCATGTAAAACGCTGTCCTTGCCCTTTGCGGCAGGATAGGCATTGACGCCAAGATTTTTCAATTCCTGTATCGATTTCGGTTCAGCGCTATCCCATACAACAGGCTCGTCACCGATCATCTTCTTGACCTCCTCAGCCAGCAGGTCATTCGTCAACCCGCGCTGATATAACTCACCAAAAACATAGATGCGTTTATGGGCCTTGTCATAATGCGCCTGCCATACCGCCGATGGGTCAACGCTAAAGCCAAAATCGCCGCCGTTGCGATGGTTGGTGAATTGGGCGGTCATGCCGGATAAATCCTCCACGCGCCAATTGGTAAAGATGACGTGTCCCAGGATGCCCCAATTGCCGAGTGTGTATACATTGTATCTATATTTATCCTTTTCGTTTTCAAGGTCTTTATGGTCTTGCGTGGTTAGGAAGCGGTTGTCTTTATACGTTGTTTTGAGTATGGATAATTCATCACTCTGATATTCCGTTTGGTCGTCTGCCCATGCGACCCCGGCAAACCACTCGTTATATATCCAGTGGCTTTGCAGGATCGGATTGAACGACAGGATCATGCGCTTGGGCGTGGCCTCATCGCCGCCGCGTTGCCGCTTGTACAAATCCTTTACGTCGCCGCGCTCTGTCTCGGTTGCCTCTTCAATCCAAATATCAGTGATGACACCCACCGCCGGGACGATGGATTTTATCTTCTCCACGTCATCCAACCCAGCAAATAAAATCTGGTATCCATTGGCGCAGGTGATGAAAGCATCCGCGCGGTTGAGCGTGAAGTAATTCAGCAGGCCGGCTTCCCTTATCACGCGCTCGATCTGTGCAAATACGGATGATCTTATGGTACGCGCCACCTGCCTGCATACAAGGTAATTTCGCCCGCCACGCATGACATCCAGAACGCAACGCTGGGCAAGGAACCACGATTTACCGGACGATGAACCGCCGTAGAATATCTCTGTCCGGCTGTAATTTTCGAGATAAGGGAGATAGACATCATTGATTATTATTTCCTGCTGTACCCGTTGCATCACTCGCCTTTCGGATCGTTATTTCAAGTCCCGGCGCGGTATCTATCGCCGTGGTATTGCGCTCCCCCACAAACTCCGCATCCGGGTCCACCTTGTTTTTCAGCGTGAACATGATCGCCCACGATTCACCGCGCATAATCGCTTCGTCAAGTTTCGATTTGGCGAACTGCGTGCGCTTATGCCGCATGACCTGTATCAAATCCTGCAAGGGCTGGGAAGCCACAATGTAACGCTGGATGGTTTTCCAGTCCACGCCCAGCGCATCGGCGGCAAGCGTGGTAAGACCCCTGGAATTTATCAGGGCTGCGCGGATTTGGTCGTTAGTGAGTTTCTTTTTAGCCATAGTCAGAATCGAATAGGTTAATAGGGTTAATTAGAGCGGCGAGATAGGACGTGCGCCTTCAATTTGCTGGTTGGAGCCAGCCGCGTTGTCTGTTTCGCCTTCGCCGCGTTTTTTGCCCTTGTACATGCCAGCACCACGCCGTTCAATTTCCGAATAAGGCAATTCAGGAACGGTAAGCCGCGCTCGATATGCGGGGTCGATGAAGTAGATATAGCGAATTTGGAATCCGGGTAATGGTTTCCAGCCTGCATCTTTATACACTTTCATGGAGCTTGCACCATTCGTCAATCCGGCAAACTTCGACCCGGAAATTCCTGGCCATACGGAACCACTATGAAATACTTTCTTGCTCTCGGTGAAACGAGAGACTCTCGTTTCACCGAGTATCTTCTGCGCTTCTTTTTGTTGTTTATGGCTTCGATTGTCAGTCAAGGAGGTGCGCGAGAATCGCGCACCTCTCACTTCAGCCATTGCCTTAGCCGCTACTACGTTGCAATTGGCAACTCCGCTCGCGGAGTTGGATTGATAAATATTACCGCTTGGGGCTTGCCAAATCTGGTTATTATCTTTTATTCCCGTCAGCACAAAGCCTGCCGCCCTATATATCGTCCCGTCGCCGCATTGGGTAGCATCGGCAAACGAAACAACCCATTTCACCTGCGGGGCGTGCTTTTTGAGTAACCGCCACGCGATAGACAGGGCGCGGCTTTCGCTATTGCGTGGCAGAACATCATCAAACGCCATCCGGTTCAATTCTAGGAACTCATGCCATTGCGTACCAGACACCAACCCCTGAATTTTCCGCTTGTCTAATGATGGCCCAAACTGCATCACGCCGTGCAGTCTATCATCAAGAAATACACCCAAATGCAACTGACTATTCTGAGCCACCTTGCCAGAATAATGATGCGACTTCACGAATTGGATCGCGTCCGCGCTTTGGATAGGTTTAACGATAATATCTTTAGCCGTTGCCATGTTCGGTAATATAGGTCTCGCAAATACGAGCCAGTGCGTTGCCGTTGCTGTTTTCGTTCGGGCTGTCCACAAACGCGCCCTGCGCCTTCGCCAGTTTCAACGCATCAAACACCTGCTCCGCCTGCGTATCGTGCAAGGTAAATGTCATTTGACGAAACGGGGCGCGGTCGCCGTCTGGCAATTTACCGAAGGCCTCCGCTTCATCCATCTCCGTAACAAGTAACTCACTAACATTCAACGCATCCAGATTCCACCCCTTGACGTTCTCCTGATTGACCAGTCCCCACTCTTTCAACTCGCCTACCTGCCAGCCGCTAATGCGATTCCAGTCCCAGCCTCCCGTCGCGGTGTGAAGTAATATCGACATCTTGCGGCGTTCATCCTCCGTCAGCGGTCGATTGGATTGCAGGGCAGTCAGTTCATACTCCGCACCTTTGACGGTCAGCCAGGCGCTATATCGTTGGTGTCCGTCATAGAGTGGAAATTTACCATCGCCGTTTGCGGGACCGATGGCAATGGTTTGCACCTGTCCCAATTCACGCTCAGATTGAATCAGCCGTTCCGCCTGCGCCTTGGTGGACATGCGAGGGTTGTCAGTCCAGGGCTCCACCTGCCCTAATCGTATTCGTATCGGCGTCCATTGCAAATTACTCATACCGTCATCGCTTCCATCCCCGCGTCACACAGCACCGGTTTTTCACCGTCCATCTGTACCAGCTCCACCGTCACGCGCCAGTACTGGCCGGGCTGTATCCCCAACTCAGGCGCGTGGACCGTTGCAATGTAAAACGTTTTACCGGATGCCGTGACCGCGGCAATCAACTCGCGTACCAGGCTGTTTATGATCTGTGTCATCGCCTAGATTTTACCACCGTTTGCGCGCTTCCGAAACGGAAAAGGGACGTTTGATGGGCTGAACCTTTGTAATGAATTTAATATGTTACAACGGGCAAATCGTTGTAAGATGTAAGCAAGATAACAAGGAGATTGACATGTACGAAAAACGAGTTGCAATTGATTTCACGATTTATCCCGATGGCTCAAAAGTTCTCAAGATTGGGGATCGTTGCGAGCGTATGACGGGCAGGAAGTTCCGCCCAGGGCGCAAATTCTTCAACCCCACCGAATCGATGCTTGCACACCTTTTCAAGGTTCCACATGTCACCGTTTCGTCTTCTCGCGGCGAAGCTGGCTGGTATCAGT